AGTGACTGGAGTTCAGACGTGTGCTCTTCCGATCTAGCAATAATTGACATTTGGTATTCGTCGGCAAGTTTTTTTGCCGCAAACGCCAGAGATTGAGAAGCAATAATCGTGTAACTGTCTAGCGGTTTTCTTTTTCCGTTTTCTTGTAAACTGACAATCGCCTCCGCCAGCGCAATACCCGAAAGGTCGCAGTGCCCGTGTGTATTACTATTCCAATACATTTTTCCTCCTACGTTTCTTGGCTCTCCGTTTGTCTTTTGTAGCGCTCAAGCTGCTGGCCCTCCTCTGCGGCCTCGGCGTCCGCGACGTTTTTAATCGCCCCGGTGCGCTTGTTCAAGATGTTGGCGCGCGTCTCATCGACCTTGCGGGCCTGTTCAATCGGCTTCAAGCCAGCGTCCGTCTCGTGCTTGATTGCGTCGGCGGCTGTCTTGCGAACCTGCTGCTCTAGCATCTGCTCCTGAAGCGCGGCCATGCGGGCCTGCTGCTCTGAAACCTGCGCTTCCTGCGCCTCGTCTGGAAGGAGCGCTTCAGGGTCTTCAATGTTGTACGCCTCAAGCATCCGCTTCGTAGCCTCTCGGCCCTGCACCTGCCCAGTCTCCTGCATTTGCATGAGGAATGACGCGCGGGCCTGCTTGACCTGATCGGAAACCATTTTCGGGTCAGTAATCGGGCGAATATCCATACCCTTCTCAACATAATCCTCGCCGGAAATGGCTTGCGGGTTGTCTAAAATATCCCCGTAAGCGTACATATGCTGCGGAAGCGTGCGAGCGTTAATCTCATAGATAAGACCGAACTCCTCTTTCAGCGCGCGGTGAACACGCTTGAAGATAGACGTAAAGGTCATCATGCCCTGCTCGACAAGGGTGGAAATCGTTGTGGGGGCTAGGTTTTTCTCGGTTCGCCCTTGCAAAATATCCTGAACGGAAGAAATATCCCTGCCAGCCTCAATCATGAGTTGCAGCATGGAGAACAGAACGCGGGACGGGCCGGGGTGCTCGTAAATCCAGATGTTTTTCTGCAAGTCCTCGCCGGTAGAGTCTACCGATTTGAGCGTGTTGGGCGAAAGCTCTATGCGGCCAGCGCGGCCAAGGCGGATGCCCCGACCCAAAAAGCCGGACGGCGCGTTTTGCCAGTGTCCAGCGTCAAGAAGCTGGTTGATCGTGGTGTTGATCGTTTTGTTGATGGGGCCAAGCAGCCAACCGAACCCAACATCATAGAACCCGCCTTCGGGGTTCGGGATGAAAGAGTATTTGATGCAGTCAACGTAAGGGTCAATCGTCCCATCTTCGTGCGTGACGCCAAAATTCTTCTCAATGCGCAGGATTTCGCCGTCCTCATGGACGTGCATAACGTATGGCTCTGCGTATCCGTCGCCGTCTAAGTCAAGGCGCGTGTAAACTTCATAGAACGTGCGGGGAGCCTGATCGTCGCGCTGGTCCTGCTCGTCGGCGACATCAAGGCTTTCAAGCGTAACGTCCCGGTACTCGCCGCGAAGTTGTTTTTCGCGAATTTCATAAGGGTAAAGCTCAAACTCGATGGCGTAGCGCGGTGCGCGGCGAATTGACTTGGCGGAGTTGTTGATAATGAACTTGTCGGCTGGAATCCAGTCAACGGCGGGGCGTCGGCCCTTTTCGTCGTAATAACACTTCCTGAAAGCGCACCCGGCAATCGGCAGATAGTGAAGCATCTGGTCAATGTTCGCCTCCCACCCCTCGATTGAGAAAAGCGCCTGCCAACTCATGTGGCGGGAAACGCGGTCGGCCCGGTCGGCCTTGATGCCCGGAGGCGTTACCATTTGCGTTTGCGGCTGGCCTGTCTGCGGATCAACTACGGGTTGCCCGTTTTGGTCTGTGGCGACCTCGTACATGCCGCTGTCATCGCCAATTACGACGCACTGCACCACCCGGTCGCCGGGAACAACGGCGGGGTAGCAGCGTTGCGCAAACTGAAGCGCAGCCGTGGTGATGAGCGGGTAGATTACATTCGAGGCGCGGTCAAACGGATAGGATTTGTTTTCTGCGACCTGCATAGCGAGGCGGAAGCCGTCCTCGCAGGCGTCGGACCACTCTTGCCTAGACATATCGTCAAGCTCGATCTGGTCCTTGGCGTCCATGCCGATTCTGGCAAGCTCTGATCGGTCAAGAAGCTCCGCGATGTTTTCCGTGTTCGCGATTTGTTCTTTTGTCGGGAAGTCAACGCCCGAATCTTCTTCGGCGTATTCGTCTTCTTCTGCGGTGAGCACTGTTTCTGACATTTAACCCCTAATATCCCGTCATGTCGTTTCGGCCTGAACGGTCGATGTTATATACCCTATCTTCGTCCATGTCCATCTGCCGGAACTGATCCTCAACATGGTTGGCCGCAAAGGTCCTGACGGCGTCCGCTGCGTGTGAGGCCCAATTATGCTTTGGCTTCTGCCGGAAAACCTTGTTCTTTTCGTCCCATTCGCGCTGGTACACCTTCAGCGCCTCCACGAGGCGTTCGCATCTTTCTCCATCTATCCATGTCATCGGCAGCATACGGCGCACAGTTTCAATGCCGTCTGCTATGGGGGAGTTTTGCCCGACAAACACCCTGATCCCAAGGTTGTATAGCGCTTCCTCCCGACTCTTGCCCGTCTGTAGCTCCCGCGCCTTCACGTCATGGGGGAGATAATGCTCATCGTACACATATCCTTCTTCGATGGCTTTCTGCTGTAATATGGTCGCGTAGTGCGCAATCGGATGGTCGTGGTTCTCGTAATAGTCGATGATATGAAATTCGCGCCCGACCTGCTGGATGAATACGATGGCCGTGGCGTCGTCAAGCCCCAAATCCCAAGAGGTGAATACTGGAATGTGCGGGTCGTGGGGAACATGACCGATGCGCCCCTGATCGTCCATGTTTTTCATTTCGCGGCCATAGTAGGCCCCGACAATAGCGGCCTCAAAGCTCGCCTCAAATTCCTGATCGTAGGCGTCCTCGCTCATTGCGGCGCGGGCGTCGTCTAACTCCTCTTGCGGGAGAATTTTGGTTTCGCTGGCCCGCAGCACCATTGAGAACCACTTGTCAGACGATTCTGCGTTCTGGTGTATACGGTAAAACTCGTTGTGGCCTTTCGGCGTTCCGATAAACGTAGCGCGCCCCTCCCGGTCTGAAAGCGCGGGACGGATAACCTCGCGCCAAGCGCGCGGGTCTTGGTCCGCCGGTTCGTCCAGCGTCGCCTTGTCGAGATAGATGCCGCGCAGCGCGTCGTAGTTTTCCGCGCCCATCAGCCGGTAGCGAGCCCCGTTAGGGAAATCCACCCTCAATTCCGATTCGTTGAACTTGACGCCGGGAATGTCGCGAGCAAATTGCTTGGCGTAATCCCACGCAACCATTTTAGCTTGGGCGTATGTGGGCGCGATGTAGGCGGCGCGATAACCAGAAAGAACCTCACCCGTCCGCCAGTGGACGGAGCGCAGGCAGTCCCTAATGTCGTCGTTTATACAGCATAAAGTTTTCCCCGCGCGACGATGAGCCACAATACATGCCCATCGCTCGGTGCGGTCATGGTACGGAAGGAAAGCCTTTCGCGGCGTGTAGTCAATTTCAACCCTGCGAACCATTATCGCATCTCCGTAAACCACTTATTAACAATCCACCCCACTATGTAGGCTTGCGTTTCATCGTCAAATTTTCCGCCGTCTGGCCAGCATTTATCCTGAATATACTGCATTACGTGAGTAGCCTCGTGCGCAACAACCTCTGCAACTGTTGAAATCTTCTTATGATCGCAGCAGACGATAATTACCCTATCTCCGGCTTTTTGACGATCAATACAGAACGTCTCGCCTCCTGTGCCGGCCCACCTTGCGTCTTCTTCTTTTATCTCAAGCTTTTTAAGCTCTTTTTTAAATGCGGCCTTGTTGTTGCACAGCCCAATATAAACTGGATATGGCCCGTGGTCTATGTACGTGACTTTCTTGTTATTGGCGGTCATCAGTCGATATATTCCAGCAGCGCCTTGCCCTGCTTCACGTCCTTGATTTCCCACCCGCACTCTTTCGCGAAAAAATCCGCAGCGGAAACCACCCCCGGCCATAATTTGTGGTAATCGTCAAGAACGAGCGCGTGCGTCAATCTCCCCCACCGCATCAGGTCGCAAAGGACGGCCCCCTCCTCGTGCGCCCCGTCTATGTGGATAAGGTCAAAACGAATACCGTGGTGCTGACATACCTGAAAAGCCGCCTCGCTGTCCAGAGGCAATGGCGTGATCTGTTCCGTCAGCCCTTCCTCGATAACATTACGGCGGAACTGGTCATAGAGTCCGGGTAGCTGTCCGCGCCAGCACTCTTTCAGGAAGTGTTCGGGCGAGCCGCGAAAGTGGTCTATGGCGACAACATGCCCCTTGGAGCGCTTCGCCATTTCAATAGCGGTGTAGCCCTTCCACACCCCGACCTCGGCAAACACTCCGCCTTCCCTCAGGTTGTCGTACAACACCGGCTGGTCCGTTCGCCAGCCCTGAACGTCGATGGGGCCGGACATTACATTTTCGTAAGGTTCATGTCGGAGTTTTTGGATATTATCGGGTATCATTGCGGTCCTCGCCTAGTCGTCGTCCGTTGTTCCGAAAATCAGTATCGCCAAGCAGATTAGGATTACAAGCAGTATTCCGAATACGTCAGCCATGTCTACTCCTTCGCCCACTCGCCAACCGCGTAAACAAGGCCAACAAGAACAGAGAAACCAAGCGAAAAACGCAAAATCTCTGGTGGTGGAGGCTCTAAAAAAACAAACGAAAGAAGCCCCAAAACGGCGGCGGATATTGCCGATATTACAATGAAAACGGTCAAAAAGTTTTCAAAAAATTTCATAAGTCCTCCTGATTTTTGTTTTGGATAGGGGGGGTTATTTTCTTCCTTTTTTGCGCCACGCAAGCCAAAGTTTATGGTCTGCGACAACGTAAGACGGAAAATGGCCCCACCCAAACAGAAACATCAAGAACGGTGATGTAATTTTAATTTTCATAAGTCCTCCTGTGAATTTTTTGGCTTTTCCAACATAGCCACCGGAACCTCAAAAATATAGTGACCCCCTTTAGTCCATTGCGTCACAAAATGACCCACGTCAAACCTATCCAACGCAACGGCCATAATTTCTTCGTTTCCAGACCACCCAAGAGTGGAAAACCGGACCACCTTCTTTTTCTCATTCGTGAACGCATCAACAGAGTCCTCGACCGCGCAGGCCATCTCTTCGTAGCGATTAAATTGCGGAAGCCCGCTAACCAAAAATCGCGCAGCGGAAAAGAAGTCCATTGGCTGTTCTTTTAGCGATTTAAGGCTTTCTTCTGTTGGGTACCCATCGTCGTCAAGCTCAATGCCTAAAAAATCCCACGTCATAAGTCCTCCTGATTTTTGTATTGGATAGATGGGTTACTCGTTTGCGAGCCTTTCGCAAAGCGCGTACCCCTCTAGCGGCCAAAGCTGGCGCACAGCATCCTCATAGGAGAACTGCTTTCCAAGCTCTTTGTTGTAATTTTCAGGGTCGGCAGGTGCAGACTTTCCAACGACCGAGAAGCCGCTTTTCATTACCACGATGCAAATTGTCAGATGTGGTATTGCCTGTGACGTAATGTATTCAATGGTGTCAATTTTGTCCTCCATTGATTTTAGCGTGACTCGGTTTGGCGTTTTTTGCACCTTTGCGGCGGCTGTGTCTGTTGTTTCTAGGCTATTTGTAATTTTAGTCTCCTGTTTTGTAAATTGTGAATTGGATAGGGGGTTATTTTCTTGGGGGCGCGCCCCACCGCTCCATGCACTGAACCCCAAGCCCGGTAACCTTTCTGATAAACGGCAAACACCCCTCCCCGCCATTTGGCTTATACCACGCCTCCCTTGCGTCCGAAAGGCACTTTTCCATACACAGGATTAATTCTCCCGGCGTCATGTCGGGCTGGCCTTCGCGCCTAAGGGCGTTTCCTTTTTGTGCGTCTTGATAGTCTCTTTCGCTGTCTATTGCTGCGTAAGCTTGCTTTCTTGTGCTTTTCATAAGGCCCTCTTTGGTAAATTAAACTGGATAGGGGGGTGAGGCGTCACGACACCGCCCCGTCGATGGGACCCGAACGGCCCCCGCCCCCGGCCTGCGCCCCCTCCAACATCCTTAACGCCTTCTTAACGCGCTCGCTCCCATGGTTAACGAACAATGAGGGGAACAAAGCGTGAACAAGTAGAAAGACACAGGCCATACCACATAGGGCTGACACAGTTAACGCTCGTTTACCATGACGCCAGTAGCTTTGGTTAATGTTTTCTAAATGTCCCGCCTTGTCCTCCTCTGCCGGGTGGGTGACAACGTACATAACCTAGCATCACGCGGGCGACAGGTAAAGGCAACGAAACGAGAACAGAACATTACATTTTTGTAATCTAAATTCCTCTCGATTTAACTCTTTGTTAGCATGTTATGTGCTATGGTGTTTGGGTAGCAAGGAATGAGGGCTGGAAATGCATTATGACAAGCCGCTGGCCGCGAAAGGCTTAATCTCTTACAGGTGCAAATCGCCTTATGGTTATGTGATGATCGGCGCTAAGGACAATGCGGACGCATGGAAAGAGGCGAAACGATCAACCGACCGACCATATGACTTGGATGTTTGGGACGGGGAAAAATACGTTCCCGCAACCAAACCTTAACACCTTCCAGCTAGAGTAGCACAATCAACACGAGAGGACAACAAAATGAAAACCGATATTCTTCCGAAAGTATGTGAAGCAGGCGATCCGCGCATTGGGCGCGAAGGGCGTGTCAAGTTCGACGTTCTCGACACGGGCGCTCACAAGCTTGGCGGATCTGAGGTTCGCCTTTGTTTTCGCAACGCAGGCTGGAACATCGCGGGCTCTATGATGCGCTGGGATGCTGACGCCTATAGCGTACTGTGGGAAGCGGCGGACGGCTCGCGACACGGACGGCATTTTGCCGCCACAGAAACGGGTAAACGCGCGGCTGAGGATTTTTTTGCAATGGTAACAAACAAGGAGACAAACCAATGATTCAATTTCTTAACACCGTAGCCTGCCTGATTTCAGCCGTGATCTGCGGCCTAATCGCCGCGGATTTGCTCGATCAGGAGTTTGTCAGGCGCGCTTATGAGCCGTATTTCTGGTTCGGGACCGCGCTGTTTGTCGCTGTCGCCGTTCGCAATGTGAGGGGTGGAAAGTAAGATGACACAGCGAACCACGATAAGACACCTTGAGGCGCTTTGCGACACGATCAACGCGCTAACCGGCTCGCCGAAAGAGCCTTACGATATGAGCGGCGAACGACCGCGCGCCAATGTCGGTAATTATCACCTTGATCAAGCCTATGGCGGCGTTGCGCTTGCCCGGATGAGCAATGAGGGCGGCGGCATTTCTAGGCCGCTCGGCCACGGCTACTATACCAAACGCGAGCTTGCGGATCAATTACGCGCCTTCATTCGAGGGCTTGAATCGGAACAAAATTAACCCCTTTTCAACCGTAGGTAGGTAAAATCCCGGCGTTTGACCGCACCCTGCCTACGGTCACACAACCTAGAGGAGAATTTGACGTGATGAAACTGTATGGAGCCCGCGAAATGGGGTTGACGCAAGAGCAACACGCTACGGCTAAACTATGGCACGAACTCAACGGCGCGCTTGACCTGCTAGCCGATAAATACGAGGATTCAGGCAATCATTCCGGGGCTCTGGCGCTGCGGATGTTGTGCGAGCAGTCGCTCAACGGCCTAGAGTCTTTCTTGGACACGTTCAAAATGGAGGCAGCCAATGATTAAGCGCATCCCAGCCCGTCCTTTCTACCAGTCTGATGATAGCAGGCGGGAATATGAGAAGGGCAAACCGCCTGTAGTCACCAAGCCAAAGCCGGTATTCGGCAAGCGAGGTGCGAAATGACCAGAGCCGCAGACGATTTCGACGCCATACGGCGCGGTATGATCGAAAAGGGCCTAGACGGCGACTTCGGTCAGCAGCTACGCCAGCAACAGCAGCAGGCGCAGCAGATTGACCGCTCATCTAAGCAAGACGAGACCGATGCCGTTGGTTGGAAAAATCCCAAGCAGGGCGAGACGTATACCATAATCCGCGACGGCCAGCGAGCGCTTTATGAGCTTTACAGAAGGATTGAGGAAGAATCCCGCACAGGAGGCCGTGATGAAACCTAGCTACAACCGCCACGAGCTTATTATTAACCGTATAGGATGGGCGCTTGTGATCGTTGGCGCGATTCTTGGATTGGCTGGAATAGCTATAGGAGGGTGATATGAAAATTACACATGACCAGCATATGGCGATATGCAAAGCCTTTAGCGACCCGGAGGATGAGCTTTTCTATGTCTTCCGCTATCTGGCGCACGCCCTTGCTAATGATGGCAGACAAAGAAAGCGCTACCTTCAGGTGTTCGCAAGCGAGTTAAAAGAAGCCCTAAAGGACTAACCCTCTTCAGGCTTTTTCCAGCTAATCTCAATGGGTCCGCCGTCTTGTCCGGTGTGTTGCACCTTATCGCCATAGCGTTGCGGGATGATCTTGCTCATGAGCCATTTGCGAGTATCAACCCTAAGCCTTGAGCGTTGTACATCCTCGTCTTCAGCATCAGCAATTTCAAGGATTTCATCGGCTTTTAATTCCATTGCTGACTCGCGGGCGGCGGCGTACCGTTTTCCGAACTCCTCGCACGCGTGCGCGTGCCTGATTATGCTCGCGGGTGAAGGGTAGCCTTTAGTGCTGGCGATCTTGCGCAATGACTCTCCCTCTACAATGCGGGAAAGAATGTCTTCCTCTATTGCAGGGGTGAACAATGGCCGCGCCTCAGATTGCGAATCGTTCGCACCTGCTGGTTTCTTCTTGCCGGTTCTCTTGCGCACAGCCTTCTCAGAGTTGTCGGTCATGGCCTTACCGATTGGGGCTTTTCTTTTTTCTCTTCTTGGGCCGGAAAGCCGCGTCTAGCTCCGCCTCGCTGAGATACTTACCGGGGTTAGCCGCGCGCCGCTTTTTGAACTGATCAGGGCCAGCCGCAAGTTTGGTAGCGTAAGTGTTGAGCGCCCGCCGCGGGTATATCTGCTTCTTGGTTTTCTTCGTCTTCTTTGGCATAATGTTAACAATCCGTAATGTGCGACAAATCGCCGCTGCTATTCTAGTGGTTAACCAAGTGTTTACTATAGAACAAATCGTGAACAATTACAAGCATGAGAACACACCGAGAACGCAGCATTACAAATTCGTAATGTAAAATTTCTTTCTTTTAACCCGTTGTTAACTTTCGCGTGTTAATCTGAGTTTACAAATAAGTTGATAGCAGGAGAATTGAGAAATGGAAACGAACAGACAAAGCGAAAGCTTCGCAGCGTGCATCCAAAAGGCTGCATTTGACTGCGAAACGGTAACTATCGGCGGCGGAATATTTGAAAGCCACGAACTCAAGCCGATAGCGCCACTATTCGCCGCCGCGCCCGATATGCTCGGCGCTCTAAGAGCCTTAAACGAATTGCTAGACCGCGACATTTTCACTGACGCGCCCGAATGTGAAAGCGCGATTGAGGATGTTCATTTTGCCCTTGTCAATGCGCAGAACGCCATCGCCAAAGCGGAGGGCCGGTCGTGATTAGCGCGCCAGATACCCCGGCGTAACCGACTCTATATACTTCACCTTTTCCAGAAATCCTTTGTCCCGGTTCGCGCCATGGCAAAAGTCATGGACTATGCCCTTGTCGCCTATAATGTCTTGGGCTGGAACAGCGCCGGATGCTATGGCGATCTGCCCGAGATAGCATAGGGCGTGAATCTTTTCCGTCTGGCTGTATTTTTTCGAGCGCATCATTTTAGACGCCGGCTTATACGGTGCCGGACCCTTGAACCCTTTTGAGACAACGCGCTCGCCCATGCCGCGTTCTATCGCCCTTCGCTTGGCGGTTCGAAACGACCCTGCCCAAAGGTGAGCGCCGTAGCTACCCGGTGCGCAAACATCCTCTTTCGGGTCATGCGTCCGCCAGTTTGCGCGGTATTCTGTCAGAAACCAAGGCATAGGCGATAATACCGCATTAACACAACAAAATCAACACGTTCTGCGTTTGTTCCCGTTGCTTTTTGCATGGATTTTGCGTAAAAAATCACACAGTCTTTTGGAGGAAAAAATGACACAACCGCAAATCGCACTAAAGACGGAATATTTCCGGGGCGCTGTTCTGGCCGCATCGACCGAAGAGGTTCGCTATAACCTTAACGGAGTCAGGGTGCGCGTCACAAAAGACGGCGCTTGGATTGATGCTACAGACGGTCACGTTTTATATACGGCCTTCACGCCAGCGCCGGAGGATGAGGATTGGTCGGAATACGATTGCAACGTGATTATCCCATCCAAGGCCGTCAAAGAGGCAGTTAAGCAGGCGAAAAAATGCGAGTATATCGTTTTTTCGTTTGACGGCGTGACGATTTCCCTTGATGACGAGTTAACAAAACCAATTGACGGCACATTTCCAGACGTTGCGCGCGTTGTGCCGGAAGGAACAAGCGGGGAGCCGCATCATTTCAACCCGCGCCTTTTGAATCGCGTGGCTGATATGCTCAACAAAAGCAAAAAATACTACGACAGAATGAATCTTCATATGAACGGCCCCGACCCGGCTTTGTGCTTTGGTAACGACCCTAACGTATTGATTGTTGTCATGCCGATGCGCGGCGCGCCGCCAACGGAAACAGCTAAAGCACCCGACTGGGCTAAGCAGTCCCGATAATGGCCTATCAACCCATATTGGGGTATCTTAACCCCGACGAATTGGAGCGCCTTGAGCACCTAGACCACAATATAGCGATGCTGGCGCTTGAGCGCTCCGATTTAACCAAAGCCCGGAAAAAACTGCTAAAAAAGGCGTACAGTAGACGCCATTACGAGCAGACATACGGCTACAAAAGCAACAAGCCGGACGGTGAATCTGTTAAAATATAGATAGCGTTCTTTACTTATAACTACTATCGAATATGACGAGGGGTTAGAGAGGCGTGTTGAGGGATCAAGCTAATTCCTTACCCATTCCTGCAAAGCTTCTATTGAGATATAACCGCTACGCTAGGAGTGTTTCGCCTTCTGTGAAGGCTCAACGATTCTCTTACCGCGCGCGTTTGTGCAGGTCAAAATTCTTCGTGTCAATACCTTTTGCGACGAACCGAGTATTAAATTATTTTAATGTGTGATTTTAATTGAGGTTGGCGCGTTTTTTGGATAGTGTGCGCGTGTAGTTTTAAAGCGGGAGAGCCCCATGAGCGAGAAGAAATCCAACGAGCCGGTAATTGCGTTTAAAGGTTTTGACGAAGACTTTAAATGCCGCGATTTCCAGTTTGAAGTTGGAAAGTCTTACGAACACAAGGGCCATGTTGAGCTTTGCTTTTCAGGATTTCACGCCTGCGAAAACCCCTTCGACGTATGGGAATATTATCCGATTACATCACGTTTCGCAAAGGTCGAGTTATCAGGTGCGATTAAAAGTGACGGCAAAAAATCAGTTGCAGCCAATATTTCAATCAAGACGGAGCTTTCTCTTTCTGATTTTGTCGGCGTCTGCGTTAAGCGCATTGTTGAACTAACGAGGGGCGCGGGCGACGATCCATCGGGCGGCTTCGCACGGATCGGATCATCGGGCCGCCTCGCACAGATCGCATCATCGGGCGACTACGCACAGAACGGATCATCGGGCGACTCCGCACGGATCGGATCATCGGGCCGCTTCGCACG